CACCGCCGCGAGTTTTCTTGCCCGCAGTACCAGAGCCGTATTTCTGGAAGGTGGCAGCTTCGCCAACAACGGCATCATCAATACGGCAAGCCATACGCATTTTGGATGCTTTTTGCTGATAGGTAACTTGGGTTTCGGTGTTGAATTTCTCCACAAAATGCGCGGGGAGAGTGTTAATATCTGGCATAATTAAAAGCCCTTTTCTAAAAAAATTAAGGTTTGGAACAGCCTCAAATTTTTCTGGATAAGCAGCCCTTAGAGCGTGCGCTGCTGCCTAAAACGAAGGGGGCGAGCGCACGTAATTAGAGGTACAATTCCTTAAAATTCATCAGGTATTCAGGTTTACTTCAGTACAAATTGTTTAGACGGAGACTTGCGCCCCCTTGTGTCTTCGCAGGTACCAGGCATCTACTTTTGCTTGTAGTGCCTTACCTTTAGCTGTGTTGGCTGAATAATCAGGATCAGCCATAATTGTCTTAACATCAGCCTCAGAAATTTGTTCGGTTTGGGTCATTGTCTGAACATCACGGCCAATTTGCGGATTAACTTTTTGGCCCATGAGCTTCTCAAGAACCTGGACACCGCGCGCCGTTTTGACTAAGCCAGAAATCTGTTGATAGTCTTCATCGCCGAGAGTGGTCCTGTAGAACATGTCCACGCTATCAACGCGGGCTTGGCCATTCTCACCGAGCTTCTTTATTTCTTCGGAAGAGTTCGGAATATCAGCGGAAAGGCTTTGAGCAAATTTAGCAACGCCAGCATTGAAGCCTTCTTGACCTACACCATCTTTGAGGCATTTATCCTTCCACCAGATCATCATCGGATCCTCATGGTTTGGAATAAATTCAATGCCTTCGGGCATAGTGCCTTTTGGCAGTGCAATGGCGTACCCTTCGGTCGTGTCAGGAACATCAGCCGCGCGGCCAGATTTAGCCGCTTCGTCTTTGACGCCTTTCATGAAATCTTCATCAGCGAGAAGTTTGTCAGAGGCTTCTTTTCGGAAATCATCATCAGCGAGAATTTTCTCGCGCAAATCAGCATCCCGGGAAGTTACGGTCTTCCGGCTATCAGATAGGGCTTCATAAATTCCTTGAGAATTAACGGCGCCATCTTCGCCAACAAAAGCCGCATCACTTTCGACCATCCATTCAGGACGAGCGGAAGCGCCGCCACTCCCGCCCGCACTAGCCGCAGCCGCTTCCGCAGCCGCAGCGTCACCGCCAGAAGGATCAGAGCCCCCGCTCTGGCCTCCATCAGCGATATTAAAAACAGGCAAAAATGAGCGGCGATTTTTTAGCATTTTCTATGTCCTCGGTCTGTTCTGTTCAAAATAATTGCTACAAGATACCGTGACCCTTCCATATGCCGCAAAGCACAGTCAGACGCCTCATGTGGCGGCAGGGCAGTATCAAGGGTTATCGATCGTAAATAGGCCAGAACCTCAGCCCCTGCCTCGCTTGAGAATGCTTTTGCAAAGTCTGCGTTTATGGCCTTCTCTCGATTTGCATCGCGAGTAAGATTGTCAATGTCTGACACAATATCGTTACTGGCAGACATGGCCGCTGTTGCTACTTCGCCCTTCGCTTTTTGACGGCTGCGGATATTGGGTACTCGTTTCATTTATTAAGCTCCGGCTTCGGGTGGGGCGGCTTCTGCCGCTGGCTCTGCTGGTCCAGCTTGAGCCTGTGCATTTTGTTGAGCGATCTGCTGCTGTAAGTTATTAATAATTTTTTTACGTTCCGCAGGACTTCGGATGATTATGGGCGGAACGTCCATTTGATCTGCCAGCTCGTCAGCGAATTTGAATTGATCGATCACAAGGTTGGTGGCCTCTGGTCCAATGCCCTCTTTCAGCATTGCCATGTAGTTTCCAATGACTTGAACTTTTTGCTGTTTTTGGGCACTTGCGAGAGGTGATTGCGGTTTGATTTTTACGTCCCGACCATTGATTTGGGGGATCTTAATTATGCCTTTTTCTTTCAACAAATAGACCACACGCCGATAGAGCGGAATAACCAGCTCGGCCATCAATCGTCCATATGTGGCCCCCATTCGGCGGGACATTTCAGCTTGCCGTTCAGCCACTTCAAATGCGGATCGGGGTGTTTTTTGTAGGCTTCCCAGGCTTTCGTCATAGAATGCCTTTTTGATGGAATCTTGAAGATTGCCAATGATCAATTCCGACACATCAACACGCATGCCCGTTTGCAGAGGTTCAAGCCCGCGGCTGTTAGGTGCGCGAGGAATTAGAGCCCGAGCTGAAAGGTCAATCGTATCAGCATTTACAACTCCGTCATTGTCATATTGCCACATGCCCCCAATGGCGACGTCAGCACCTTCAAGAACAAGTTGCTGTGCCAGATTGACAACACGAATGGCAGGCATTGCCATCATAAATGGCCCACGGCCCCACGCCTCATTCCCAAGTTTCATCCATCTGAAATTAATCCAAGGGGATGATCCTTGGCCGCTAAATTCAGCTTGGTGAATTTTTGAATTGGTGTCTCGGTGAATGACCACATGAATATAGGCTTCTTCGTGCAACACCGCCCAATTCCGTGAAGTGCATTCTAAAAATGTATATTCTTCGTTTGGTTTTTCTGAAATCTGTTTGTCAAGTTCGTTAGACATTTGGGCGTCAGGCCATATGACACGCACCAAATCCCCGGTAACTTTCCTCTCGCGAAACTGCGCGTCAATATATCCATACGGACCTTGACGAATAACAAGGTTGTCGATCGACACACTGGCAAAATCAAGGGGCTGTATAATATCGCCGTGATTGACGAGAACGTGTCCGGTACCAAGCCCTAAGTCGAGTAAACTTTCGTGCATGGCTTGGTCGAAATTGGACTGATGAATATAACTAAAAACTTCATTATTAACTTTGTTCAGTTCTTTATCTATCCGGTTTTTTTCCGAAACGGGAACGTCGGGGCCAGCTTCAAGAGACATCCATTTCATCATGGATGGCATCATTCCATTCATAATACGGCTGGCAAATTCAGGGGCAGAATTTATGGCCGTCTGGTCAAAAACATCAATGGGCTCGATGTCGCCGCCATCATAATAACCGCGCCCCGGCATGATATGATCAAACGCATCTTGCCAGCTTGGTTTATACAGATCAAAAGGCACTTTGGCCTTGTCGTACATTTCCAAATGACGTTTTACGACAGGATCATCATCGTTTATATCGTGGTTCATTTAAGCCCCCAAAATGAGTGGATAACCGGACAAGTAGGAATCTCGTCGGCGTTGGTCGAGGCGGGTTTGAGATCCTAAGAGTTCGGCATGTTGAGCGGCCTGATCTTCGGCTTTAACTTTGGCCGCGGCTGCGGCTTCGGCATCAGCCACGCGAGTGTCCGGGGCTGCTTTTACAAAAGGGGTTTCATTTGGGAGTTCGCCAGCATCAGCTGCGGCTCCGTTACCGTCTGGTGAAGATCCGGAACCAGCTACTCCATCGACTGACTGTCCTTGGTTTGCGGCTTGTTCCATTCCTTGCGGTCCTGCGCCTGTGCCCGGGCCCGGTCCTGCTGCATCACCCATATTAAGAGGCCCCCAATTTTGTAAAGCCTGCTTCCCCATTTTGGAGTAAGCTTTTGTTTCCAGTTAATCGCGAACGCTTTGATTGAATTTCGTAAGCTAGTTCCTCGTCCAGCTTCTCCTTCTCCGCATCTTGGCGGGCCTCCTCCGCTTCGCGTTTCCGTTTTGCTTCCGGATCTTCTTGCGGCGTATCGTTTCCACCACCGAATAATGCACCCATATTTTTTCAGCTCCTTGTTTGAATGGAAAAGATGCGCGTCTTCTTTCAAAAGCGCTAAGCACAGTTGGTAAGGCGTTACAGCCCATGATTTTGAGCCCACAATATTTTTGACAAACGACACGCAATAGTTCGCGGCTCTGTAACGATCGATCGGATTGGATGCTTGGACGCGCAGAATTGTTGCGTCTTTTTCGTCCCTTTGAACCCGCAAAAATTCGTCCATTTCGTCAGTGTTCATCAACCGCGCATCCGTCCATCCGAAGGTTGGATTAATCACGAACCAAATTTTGTGGATTGGATCGTAAGTTGCGACGAAACAATGCTGAAAACCGGAGGA